ACATGGAGTTAGTCTTTATGACACAGACTCTATTACAAATAATCCTTTCTACGACTCGATGTCTAGAAAAAATGCAACATATGATTCGTTTGTGGATACAACTGGTAGAACCTACGACTTATCAGAGACGACTCCTATACAAGAAATGAGTATGACAGACATAGAAGGATTATTTAGTACTTCAAAAAATAAATCTAGATCAGGTATTCAATACGGTCCTAAAATTAAAGTAGGTCGATATGACTGGAACAAGGATACCTTTTTAGCAGCCCTTAAACGAAGCGGACTTCCACCAGATGCACCGTTTAATGCAAAAAATCAGAACTTACTTTTAGATGCTCATTCTAAAAATGTATTATATTCTGACAATCAGTTAACAAGTATCGGTGCATTTACAGGCGACTCTGACAGTCAGTTATCTATAGAGCCTGTTCAAGTTGATTTTGAAGAGTCAGCTATATGGAATGAAGAGTTTAGTACTGAACCATTCTTGTCACCTAACTCACTACCAATGGGCTTGTTTGACATCTACATTTTAAACCCTCAATAACAATATGGAAGAAGAAGATAAGCTAGAACGTGAACCGGATTTTTTCGATCAGGCTCACGAAGCGGTAATGCAGAATGACGATCTGCAAGAAAATGTTGCAGAACAGAACTACGAAGAAGCTCAGGAAATAAAAGAAGATCAAGCTGAAATTGATGACCCACGTAATCAGGAAAACTGGGGATTTAAAGGTGTTGTCAAAGAACTACAATCTGCTTTAACTGGTGGTGTTCAAGACTCTTTATCATCCGTAGCTACGTTTGCAGAAAGAACTACTGATGCTCTCTCTGGCGAAATGCAAAGAGAAAAGCAAGAGAATGGTTACTATAAACCACAGTGGGACCCGTTTGGGTCATACAGTAACCCTATCATTACTAAAACATGGTGGGGTAAACTGGCTAGAGGTACAGTACACTTTGGTACAATGGCAGCCGGTACAGTACTAGCCGCTAAAGGTATAGGTGCAGCCGGTATAGGACTTGGTATAAGTAAGGGTGCTCAAGCATTATTAGGAGCTAACAGCCTTGTTCGTGCAGCCGGTATAGGTGCGATATCTGACTTAGTATCTAAAGAATCTGATGCAGAAAATGCGTTAGGTACAATGAGAGATCACTATGGTTGGATAGATACACCTTTATCCACAAAAGAGCACGACCATCCTGTTATGATGAAATTAAAAAACATCGTAGAAGGTATGGGCATAGGTCTTATATTTGATGGTGCTGCTATGGCACTTACAAAAGGTGCTAAGTCAACTAAAGAGTTTGTACGTCAAAGAGCTAAAACTGTAAACGCTGAGACTTTAGCAAAAGGAGTACAAGAGTTACGAGACGGTGAAGCAGGCTTTCGTGCAGCTAAAAATAAACCCATGGCGGGTACGCATCAGGGTGCTACATTATCTCAAGATGACCCATTTATTGTATGGGAAAGAAGTAAAAGAGTTAATAACGAGTGGGGAGCTGAAGAAGGTGCAGCCGGAAATGTTATCACACCTGTACAAAGAGAGCGTGGTGCTAATTATTCTGGTATGTCAGAAGATGCAGTCGATGAAGTATTACGTAAACTATACAGTAATAATAAATATAAAGCACTTATAGAAGAAACTAAAGAAAGTGGACAGACTTTAGCAGAAAGATTTGGAGATGCAATCGCTGCACACCAACGTATTACACAAGGTAGAAATGCTGCTGATATGTCACCAGACGAGTATTTAGAAGAAATATTACAAGCGGCTGATGTTTATGAATTTACAGATATTGATGGTAATATTACTAACAAAGTTTCTACAATTACAAGTAAATATGTGGTTGTAGCTGACATGGTTGTTGGTACATTACTACAACAAGTACGTGACTTAGGTATTGCCGGACGTGAATTAAAAGATTTTGTAAATTTAACAGACATAGATGGACCATTAGAATCTATACGTGACTCAATGTTTATGGCATTGACCGAAGCTAAACGTGCTAGAATTATTAAATCTGATGATTTTAGAGCATTAGGTGCGGGTAAACGTCAATTCTTAGAGAAAACATTATCTCAAGAAATGGTAGATACTCGTGAATCTATACAAGCTATACTAAATTTAGCAGGCGATGACCCTAATAATGGTGATTTGCTTATGGCATTGTTTGAAGCTTTTTCATCTATGAAGACTGTAAACAGTTTAGATGACTTTGACCAATGGGCTCGTAAGATGATAAAAGGTGGAGAGATTGAAGGTAAACAACAGGTTGGAGCACTTGTAAGAGAATTACAAGGTGTAATGACTCATAGTATTCTATCTGGTCCTAAAACACCGGCTAGAGCTATTATAGGTACAGCTACACATACGTTTTTACGTCCACTAGCTATGACTATAGGTGCTACTTTACAACTACCTTTTACTAAAAACACACGTCAAATACGTGCAGGGCTAGCATCTATGAACGCTATGATAGAAGCTATACCAGAATCATTTGAGTTGTTTAGATCTAGACTAAACTCATACTGGTCAGGAGATATATCTACAGTTAGGACTCGTTTTGCTGAATATACAGCAGGCGATACAAACTGGGAGATATTACGTAGATGGGCTGAAGACAGCGGTCGAGCTACCGCAGGCGATAAAGCTGCGTTCCGTATGGCTAATATGGCACGTACATTAAATGACAAAAGCTTCTTAAGCTACTCTACTAAATTAATGGCAGCAACTGACGATGCGTTTGCTTTCATACTAGGTAGAGCTAAAATGAGAGAAAAAGCTTTGATGTCAGCATTTGACGTAGCTGATGCCGGTAAATTAACTAGCTATACAGAGATAACACCTGAGCTAATTAGAACTTACGAAGACTTTTTCTATCGTGATATCTTTGATGCTGATGGTAATATTGTAGACGAAGCTACAAAATTTGCACGTAAAGAAGTTACACTTACACAAGATCTTAGTGGATTCTCTGCTAACCTTAACGCTGTATTCCAACAGAATCCTTGGGCAAAACCATTCTTTTTATTTGCTAGAACAGGTGTAAACGGACTAAAACTTACAGCTAAACATACACCCGGTTTTAACTTTCTTGTTAAAGAATTTAATGATATAGCATTTGCTAAACCTACACCAGAAACATTTGCAGAGCTTGGACCTAAATTTGGTATTACTAATGCTAGAGAACTAGCTAATGCAAAAGCGTTACAAAACGGTAGATTAGCTATGGGTTCTGCTCTTGTATTTATGGCGGCACAAAAATGGATGTCAGGAGAGCTAACAGGTAACGGACCGATTGACAGACAAAAACGTAACGTCTGGATGGATGCAGGCTATAAACCTAGAACTATAACTCTAGGAGAAGTACAAGTAGGTTATGATTCCTTTGAACCATTTAACCAAGTTTTATCTATGGTTGCCGATATAGGTGACGCTAGTATACTAATGGGCGAAGAATGGACAAAAGATAATTTAGGAAAGGTAGCATTACTGCTTGCTCAGGGTGTAACAAGTAAATCTTACTTAGCAGGCTTACAGTCCTTTGTAGATTTATTTGGTGCAAAACCCGGACAGCCTGCAAGAATAGCATCTAACTTAATGAATAACACTATACCTTTAGGTGGTTTACGTAATGATTTGGGTAAGTTATTTACTCCATATATGCGTGAGCTAAACTCAGGTTTTATAGATGCTATGAGAAATAGAAACCTAGCCTTTGAAAACCTCCCCGGCGAAGACTTACCTATTAAGTATGATATACTATCTGGTAATCCTGTTAATCCTTATGACTTTATGACTCGAGCATTTAACATGTTTAGTCCTATATCATTTAATTTAACATCGAGTCCCGGTAGACAGCTTCTATTTAATAGTGGTTATGACATGCGATTATCAGTTATGTACTCCCCCGAAGGAGATAATTTAACAGATGAACCACGGATTAGATCTGCATTTCAGAAAGCTATCGGAGAGCAAAACATAGAAGTATTGCTAAATAGACTTATGGATGACCCTAAAGTCATAGAGTCTATGGAAGAAATGATGCGACTTATAGCATCAGGTCAGCGTAGCGAGTATGAAGTTATGGACTTCTATCATAATCAAAAGATAGATCAAATTTTCCAAAAAGCTAGAAAAATAGCATGGAATAAAATTAAACAGGATCCCAAGATCCAAGCTATCAAACTCGAAGAAAGAAAGAAAAAACAGAAGAGAATACAGAAGTCACAACAGTTAGACTCTATTGAACGTCTTACAAACATTTATAAATAATGGCACTAACATTCATTGAATATACTGCGGATGGTAATAACAACAAAAATTTTACCTTCCAGTCAATTAAAACCACTGACATAGATGTTAAGCTAGATGGTCAGCTACAAACAGCGGGCACTCATTATAACATAACTAACTATACACCTAGCGGTGGTGGTACAGTTGTATTTACAGCAGGCAATATACCTGCAAACCCAGTAATCATTCGTATTGCTAGGAGCACAGATGTTAGTTCGCCTCGAGTTACGTATACTCCCGGCTCCTCTGTAAAAGCAGCTGATCTAAACGATAATGCACTGCAAACTATATACTCTTTACAAGAAGAGAAAGATGCGGTGCAAAACCTTGGTGGTACACTAACTAACGTAACCATCAGTGGTAACTTAAACGTAGGTAATAACCGGATGACGAACGTCGTTGCCGGTATATCTGCTACAGATGGTGTCAACAAACAACAAGTTGAAGACATCACGACAAACAACAATACAGTATTGCAAGGGCATGCAACTACAGCCACTACACAGGCAACCGCAGCAGCAGCAAGTGCAGCTACAGCTACTACACAGGCGACAGCCGCTGCAACGTCAGCTACAGCTGCCGCAGCTAGTGCAACGCAAGCTGCAAACGCCGGTACAAACATGGCA